TTGTCATTTAAGCTAAAATAAATGTATAAATCTTGTAATTACACCATGTCAGCTTTTTATAAAAGCATAAGTTTAGATCAAATAATTCATGTCGATAAGATTAATGAATTAACACCAGATCAACAAACAGTCCTTAGAGATGAATTAAGGATTGCTGTTGATGAAATGAATTTTATGGAGAGAAGGGTTAAAAAAGAAGCACCTTCAATAGAAAACAATACTTGGCTACATAAGGTTAATAAAAAGATAAATATTTGCAATCAATTCATAAGAATATTAGATATGCAGCAAGAACAAAAGACTTCTTACAAGAACAAATATGAAGAAACTTTATCTAGTTTATTGGTTAAGAAATTAGGAAAAAGTACATATGAAGCAATACAGCAAAAGGCACATATGTTAACAATAAGTGAGTTAATGGAGCAAAACTAATGACTTCTGAGGAAGAAAAAATATTAGAAAAATTAAAAGCAAAAATGATAGATAAATTAGAAGAAAAATTAGATCATAATATTAGAGGTTATGATCATTTAATTCACTATAAAGATGACCATAAGGCTGATTTAAGAAGTGATTGGGTTGATGAAAATATACAGATTGTTATTGACCAGCACAATGTAGAAATCGATAAAGTAAAAAAAATGACGTTAGCAGATTTTAGTCAAAACGAAATTAAACAGGTTACAGAAACCTGATATATCCACTACCTCGCAAGAACATTAACCAAACCCTCGCAAGAACAATGAAATCTAACAATTTTCCCGACAAAGAAATCTTGGATATGCCACCTGACATGGAAGGCGTTACTAGAGCAGAAAAAGACAGTAAAACTAGAAAATATAGGTTTATTGTTAATGGTGTTGGAAATTGCCCTATGAAGCTAACCACTTATGCAGAAAACAAAAAGAAAGCAATTAAGTATCTAGAAGCAAGATGGAAAGATTGTAAGTGGGAGATAATTGAGTGAGAACTAAAGAAAAAATAGAAGCCGCGCAGAAGCGTATTAAAGAATTAGAAAGGTTAATTAAGTATTGGGAGAAGAATTAAATCTTGTATATCACACATTTAGTCTGCAAAGGACAAATCGGAGTCAACCCGATATATCATGGACTTACAGCAAAATTTAGACCTTGGTATTTTGATGGAAAAAAAGTTTATGCGGGTAGATTATACGAAACAAAATCAGAAGCAGAAGAAGCAGCATCAAGACTTAGGACAAATTGTTTGTTGCGGAAATCATGTGTTTAGAGTTATAAATGGACAAAGACACTGGATTAGTAAACCACCTGATGGCTACGAGGATAAAATTTGGAGTAGATAATGGCATCTCTTAGGTATCATGCTGGACGCATGGTGCTATATGAAGAGAAACCACAAGTTTGGCGTGTAAAGATAAAAACAAAAAAAGGTAAAATTAATTTACCTTTAACAGCAAAAGAGTTAGAACCTGCGCTTGTAGAAGCAGAATATCTTTATGCAGATGCTAGATGTATGAGTAGAGATCATCCATTATGCATAGATTGCATACATCATATGATTATCAAGGCAGAATGTGGTCTTGGTATGCCAGAAGGTAAAGCTAGTGGCGGTATATGGGCTAAAGATTGCGCTTACTTTTGGGAGAAGAAGATTTAGTATTTAATTTATCAATATGATCTCCTGCCTGTTGAATAATTTTTACTAAACGATAATTTTCCTTTGCAAAGGCACTAATAAGATCTGGTACTTCATCAGGATCAATGTAATTAACTATTGATCTTAAGACTACTTCTATATGCAACTCTTCCTCGTAAGATACATCAGCCAAAACCCAAGGCTCTACTTTCTTCCTTTTTTTAGCTTGGTTACTGAACCAACCAGACCAAGGCATTTGTAGTCTCATGCACTAAGAATAGCTAGCTTGCCCTGAGATAGCCAGCTTTTCTATCATTTATTATTCTTTCTGGTTTTTGAATAGTATGCCATTTATGCTCACAAACCATACATAACCTTCTTCTGACTATTGTTTTTTTAGAGTTTCTTTGTGAGTCAATGACTTTTTGTCTTGTAACTTCTTTGCACTTAGGACATTTCACGAAAGTTAATCGGTGCATTTATAGATTTATAAGGATTTTTAATTTATCATATAAATAGTTACACCCATTACCAAAATGCCAGGTCACTACGGAACAGGAACTAAGAAAAAGAAGAAGAAAAAAGGCGGTAAAAAGTAGTTATCTACCAGGAAATAATGCTCTTTCTAAAGCATCGCAAAGCCTGTCATCTACTGTATTATCACTTTTTTTAACCATTGCTCGTACTATATCAAGTGCGAGTTTTTTTATTGCTGATCCACGAAGAAAGGCAAATAAAATAGGTTCAATAATTTTAAGCATAATTTTTAAGATAAAGAAAAATCGGGAGATTGGTCAGTCCAACTCTAAAAGACTGCCCTGCTTTAATCCCATACCAAGGATCGTATGGCTTTCAGATCCGCTTTGCAAAGACCATCAGGCTTCCCGACTTACTTAAATATTACTATAAATATAAAGAAAAAACCTTATGTTAAAAGTAGTGTGCCAATTAAATTAGTGTCACACTAAAATCCTATTCTTAATTAGTTGGCTTTATAATAAGGATAGCCGGTAGAGGTATCGGCTAATTTGCAACTCGAAAATTTAAGATGATTAAATTCACAAAACTGCAAGCTGAATTACTTGCAGATCGCCCACCTGATTGTATAGCTGATTGCTTGCATCAAACTTATGATTGGGATTTTGACTTTATCTTTGATAAAGCACAAAGCCTTAATTGGGATATTGAAGGAAGGAAATCAATCAAAGAAGATTTAGACAATTACGATCTAGAAATTCTTCACGATATGGTTGATGGCAACACAATAATGCAACGCCTTATTGAAGCCGCCGAATTTGAAGAGGACATTACCAAAAAAGAACTTGGTAATTATAAACGAGCTTTCAAAAGCTTAATTAAGAAACTCAACAAAATTGGTGAAGGACACGAAAGTTATCCTATAAAAGATAGCTGGATGTTGTACTACTAAACTTACGCCCTCCTCGGAGGGCTTTACACATTATTATGAAACTTTCAAAAGAAACAAGATTTTACTATCTTGATTATTTACAAAAACAAGTCAATAAACTTGTTAAAGGTCAAGAGATACCATTAGGTACTATTGATCAAATGCTCTTTATGATTAATGAACTTAAAAAAGAGTAATGTTACAGCCCCCCATGCAGGGGGCTTTTTTTTGTGCTAATGTGTTCGCGTGTGTAGGAGCTTGTATGTGACTAGTGGAAACTAGGCAACACTAGACACTTGCAAGAACTAAGACCTCTAGTAATAGGGGTCTTTTTTTTTATCTTCTAGGTTTTATTTCTACAACTGCTAGTTCTACTTCCTTAAGACGATGAAAAACTTCTTTCATATCATCATGCATATCATCAATTTTTGTGCTTAATAATTCTATAGCTGTAGTGTTACGGACAAGGTCATCTCTTGATTGTCTCCCACGATAAGAAATAGATCCTACAGATACAAAACAAGCTGTCATTAACGCCCCACCTACTGCTGCAACTACCTCTACCACTTTACGAGTCCTCGATCTATGTCTATTATACAGAAAAACCCTATGGAAAAAGAAAAACCTAAAGATATATCAGAAAAAGAAAAACAATTAGAAGATGAGAAGCCTGACTATCAGGAGAAAATCACCTTTTTAATTTCTACTATTGCACAAGCATTTATTCTTGCTTGGTGTTTATTAGTATTATCTCTTGGGTATATTAAATTGCCTAATAGATTGTTTGGTTTAGATATACCGGATCAGCCTCGTGTCGATTCGACCTTTGCAGCAGGTCTTCTTGGGAACATTCTGGGCGGTCTAGGCATTTCGGTTAACGCAGCACAAGGAGCTAAGAAAAAGAAGAAAGATGGTGAAAACGGTACAATTGGTAACCTCAATGGTAGCGTTTCGCATATAATAATAAGACAGCCGCTTGAGATCGTCACAACAAAACCTGACGTTATCAAAGTTGACCCTAATTCTTCAAAAAAATGAAAAAATTTCTACCTTTGATTTTACTAGCATTTCCAACAGCTAGTTTTGCGGACATTTCTCATTCTATTCAGTCAGTGGCAAGCGTCACAACAGTCCCAGCAAGCGCTACAAGCGAGCGTATTGGTGCTTCGATAAGTGTCGCAGGTACAAACGTAACGCCAAAAGCAAACACTGTCGCCGGTCAAATAGGTTCTCTTGATCTAGCAGATGCTGGTATTACTAACGGTGTTCCTACTGTTGACTACGACACTAGCTTTAATGTTGTAAATACCGGGGATGCTTTTTCTGCAAGTGAAACGTATATCCAAGCTGATGCCGTACCAAGCTTACTATCTGCTACGGTAACCAACGGTGCGGTTCCATCCTTGCCTCTTTTGGGTAAGAATACGGTAGTGTCAGGTGGTGATCCTGGTTCTGTAGCAATCACAATGGACAGTGGACAAGCACTAACAGTTAACCTTGCTGATATGGGTGCTGGTACTACTGCGACACTACAATCAACTATTACTCTTGGCCTCGATTAATGAAATGGTGGCTATTTCTATTTGTTGTTTTTAGTCCTAATGCCTTTGCTAATACACCACAGTTTTCTGCAAATCAATTGCAAAGCAATTCTAAAAGTATTAGTAAAATAGATGAAGTTATTATTACTGAGAACTATAAGTCTGGTTATGCATACTCAGTTACAGGTAATAATATCAAGATCAAAGAAGGCACAATTATATCTCCAAATGCAACCTATACGACAAGTCAGAACACAGGTAATGCAGGGGTAGTTAACTTTCAATGGATAACACCACAACTAACAACAAAACCAGAATGGGTCATAGTGAACGAAGGAGAAGCCTTTTCACTAACGGAAAATTTCATGGCGCCTGGTTTAGACGCAGTAAGCATAATAAATCGGACACAAACAATAGAAACTACGCAAAATTCTATAACCTTATTTCAATAGGATTACTATTTGCTAGTCCTGTTTATGCTTCTACAACTATCAGTAACCCCCAATCTAGTACTCAATCAACAGTAGTTAATCAGGGCTTTCAATCTATTTCGGGTTCGTTCCCAACTCATAGATATAGTAATGGTATACAATGCCAAACGCCAACAGTAAGCTTTAATCCTTTTATTACAAAAGGAGAGTATTACAACACTCCCAGAAGCACTGTTGCAAGAACAAACATATATAACCAAGCTAAAGATACAGAAACAGGACAATTAACAAACCCAGGCCAAATACTTTATGTTGAGGAACAAGAAAGATTAGATCAAATAAATCATAATTTTTCTTATGGTGCTACTTTAAGTTTTCAAGTGCCACTTGGAAAACGATTTAATGATGAGTGCCTAAAAGCAGCACAAACTTATAGAAAATATCAAGAATTTTTATTGCAAGCTAAAAAACTTGAGGTCAATCTTAATCGTGCCAAGCTTTGCGCGACTATGTATAAAGAGGGAATAAAGCTAATAGGTGAAGATGCAGTTAGCTGCCGGAACATAATTTTAACCACGGTTCCAAATCAAGTTTTACCTCATACACACAAAATTCCAAAAAATTAATTTTTAGATAAATTTTTAAACTTTTTATTATTATCATTAGCAAAAGATTTATATGGTCCATTTGCGTTTACATAATGAAAAAAAGATTGTATAAATAATTCTTTGTTTTTTGAAATTAAAGGCAATCTCCAATGTGGTCTTTCACATCCTAGATAAGCAATACCACTACCTACACTGGTAACGAATCCTTTGTCGATATTATTTTTATTTTTAAAAAACAAAGGCCAATCAATATTTGATTTTAAATTTAAAGAAACACTATATTCACAGCTAGGTCTATCAGTATGAGGTTTTAAATATGAGTTATTCGTATATATAGTTGTAAACCAATAAGTTGGTAAAAGCTTTAAATTAGATGTACCTTCTAAAATTACTTTTACTTCATTCATTAACTCTAGTAAAAAAGATGGCTTATATAACGCCCAACATAAACCTCTATCTTTATTAAAAATAGGTTTATCGTTTTTTATTAAATCTAAAGTTTTCTGTGCTAACACTTCTGCGTCATCAACACTAATAATATTATTTAACCTTAAATATCCATTATTTTTTAGTGTCATTTTTTTTCTTAGTCAATTTTTTAATCAAATTTTTTACTAAAGGTTTTACAAGTTGAAGAATCGCAGGTGTAGTCGCTGCCACACTTGCTATTAAGGCTGTTGATACCACAACAGAAGACGTAGGAATATATTGATCAACAAAAGGTACTTTTTCCCAAACGGCGTTGCAAGAACCTTCAAAAGCACCTTTTTCGTACTTGACTAACCTCTCCAAGCGAAGCTCATTACGCCAATCGCCTGGCCTGTATGGCGCGTTCTTTGGAGGGCATGGAACTACTTCAATTTTATTATCTTCTTCTGGTTGTTTTAAATTAATATCAGGAGTAGATCTTTTAAAATTGATAGTGCCTTCTGTAGGTATTGGATCTGAAGCATCATATACGATTGGTCTTATTGGTTTTGTTTCTTTTACTGTATTATCTGTATTACCAGTAATAGTTATAGCGTTTGGACAAGTAACGTATTCTTTTCTTCTATGAAAAATTATTGTTGGATTTTTTGTTATATCTATATCTCTATCTACTAAATCGCAAGCTGGATTATCTCCAATTAACACAGTTTCTGGTAAAAAAGGTGTTTCTGGAATATCTACTTTTGGGATTTTTATTTTGGGTATTTTAATCGTAGGCATTTCTAGGTAGATAAACTTCTACATGGGAATAACATTTTGGACATGAAAGATTAGTAACCATACTATATTCAGCAGATGAATTTGGATGATCTTCTCCATCAAGACTATGATCTCCACCCCATATAAGTTCAGTTTTACAATGCCAACAATTCACAATTAACAATCGTTAAAGTCAGAAGCCATATTACCTCCAATCTTACCGCCTTCTCTTCGAGCGGTGTTAGTAGCAAAACCACTTAAGAACCAACCAACAATAGGAACATTAGCCAAAGAACTAGATAAACCTGTTCCTGTAGCTACTGACGTTCCAATAAGTTGTCCTGTAGATTCACCTTTTGCTCTTTCTTTTATACAGGCTATTTGCTTTGCTGTAAGCTCACCATTATTGACAATAGTTACATCCTTTTCACCAGCAATTCTCTGACTTTCCTTTGTAACGTAAGCTTTACTTGCGCCTAAAAACCCTGCTGGTTTTCTTGTTGACTCTAAGCTAGCTATTATCCTTGGGTCATGCATACGATGTCTAATTTTATAACTATCTTTATTAGCTTCTATTTCATATGTAGAATATTTACTTACAGGTAAATCAAATATTGGTAGATTTGGTTTCTTACTAAGAAGATTGATTGTATAAAAATTGGAAGCAACAAAAATAGTTCCAAGTCCTACTGATATTCCTTTAATAATATTACTGTTCATAAGAATTTAAGGTTTAGGCATATTTGGTACAGTCCAATTCTTATCAGGCAGAGATGGACCTGTCATGTCAGGTAAACCTTTATCTAATACTTTTGGCATAAGACCTGACACTTTACCCATAACTTGTTCCATCATTTTTGCCTTAAATTGCTCACTGGTGACGTACTTAAATGTAAAGAATCCACCGCCTAAAATTCCTAAAACAAGAATCGTAGATAAAATTGTTAAAGCATCAAGAATTTTTCTATACATATGATTAAAGAGGCGTTTTTAAGAGCTTTAGTACCTGTTACTATTATAACTTTCACAGGAATTTTGGCTTTAGCTCCCCTT